GCGCGCGGCAACGCCGCCGCCTCCGACCTGCCGGCCATCTCCGCCGACGTCATGGCCGCGACGCGCGACATCTACAACCGCCTCGTGGCGCCGCACGTCCACCAGCGCTGGTAACAGGAACGAAAGCGCCCTCGCCTGCGGCGGAAAACCATGGGATTTCCGCCGTTCGCGTTCGTTCCGACGATTCCCCCTCAGCCCTGTGCCGGCCGCCCGACCGCTTCACACGCGACATCTCTGGATGCCCTTCTCACGGCTCTTGACCCAGTGCCGCAGAATCTCTAGACAACTCGCAACGGAGCTGTGGCCGAGAGGCTGAAGGCACTGGTTTGCTAAACCGGCGTACGGGCTTAAACCTGTACCGAGGGTTCGAATCCCTCCGGCTCCGCCATTATCCTATCGCAAACTCCAAAACCTGTGCCTCCGCGCTCGAAATTCCTTTTGTGTTCAAAGGGGTTTGCGGGACGGAACCGAACCTTTGAGACCGACCGGGCGGTGGCCTCCAGTCTCTGAATGGGCTTCTGTCTCATTCTGCACGAACCTCGACGTTTGCGGTTCCGGCGAGAATTCTCAATTTTTCCAGCATGTTGCTAAGTCTGGCCGATTATACGTTTCCGACCCACACTCCGCATTGCAAAGCAGTCTGAGAACGCGAGGTAGTCGTTCCCGAGCGCGATCAAGGGTGGTTCAGAGCAGGATCCGCCTCCCACCGCCATGGCTCAGGCAAAGACGCGCGTCTTTTGCTCGGCCCATGGCAGGTCGGCGATTCCGGTCAGGTCATTGATCGTGATGCTCGATGGGCGTCGCGCGATGACCAACTCCCCCAGAACGTCCGGCGACAGATAGGCCAACCGGATCATCCTGCCGATGAAGCGGTCGGTGACATTCTCAACGGCAGCGATGTCGTGGATGGTGGTGGCGGCACCGTTCTCTAATTGCCGCCGCCAGCTCCATGCCCGCGCCAGCGCGCGCAGCAAACGCGGATCCTGCACCCTGTCGTCGGCGGACTCGTTCTCCGAAGGCGCGACGATCCGCGGCCTCCCGTTGCGCTTGCGGATCGTGAGCGGGATGACGACGCGGATCGTATTGTCAGGGTTCGTCATGCTGTCGCCTTTCCGTCACGGGGCGTGACCATGTCCCGGATGATCGACGTCAGACCGTCCTGACGTAGATCGATGGCAATGCCGCCCGACCCGACAGTGACGCGCCCGACAAGCAGCTGGACGATACGGGTCTGCTCGGAAGGAAACAGCGCCGTCCAGAGCTGGTCGAAGCTGCCAAGGGCCGAGACGACTGCTCGTTCGTCTGCTTCAGGGACTTCGTGTCGAATGGCGTCGACCGTGCGAGCCGCGATCTCTGGAGCCCGGATCAGTCGCCGGACCTCGCCTACGACCGCATCCTCGACCATCCCTGCGGGCAGACGCTGGATGGACGGCGAATCCGACGATGGTCGGCATTTGATCAGGTCCATCGAGGCATAGTAGCGGTAGAGCCGCGACGCCTTCTTGGTGGCCGTCGGCGTCATCGCCGTACCGCTGTCTGTGAAGATGATCCCCTTCAGCAGCGACGGTGTCTGGCAACGGGTATGGGCTGCCCGGACGTGGCGGTTCTCTTGCAGGATGCTCTGGACCTTGTCCCATAGTTCACGGCTGACGATGGCCGCATGCTCACCCGGATAGGCCGTGCCCTTGTGGACGGCTTCGCCGAGATAAACGCGGTTGTTCAGGACCTTGTAGAGGTAGCCCTTGTCGATGCGCTTGCCGCGCTTGTTGCTGACGCCTTCGGCCACCAGCGCCTTCGTCAGGACGGTGGCTGATCCGATCGTCGAGAAGCGTTCGAAGATCATGCGGACAATTGCCGCTTCCGCCTCGTTGATGATGAGCTTTCGGTCCTTGGCCTCGTAGCCCAGGGGGACGAAGCCACCCATCCACATGCCGCGCTTTCGCGAGGCCGCGACCTTGTCGCGAATGCGCTCGCCAATGACCTCGCGCTCGAACTGGGCGAAGGAGAGCAGAATGTTGAGCGTCAGGCGTCCCATGGACGTCGTCGTGTTGAAGGACTGCGTCACCGAGACGAAGGTCACGCCATTGCGATCCAGAACCTCGACCAGCTTCGCGAAGTCCATCAGCGACCGGCTGAGCCGGTCGATCTTGTAAACGACGATGACGTCGATCAGCCCAGCCTCGACATCGGCGATGAGCCGTTTCAGACCGGGTCGTTCCAGTGTTCCGCCGGAGAAGCCGCCATCGTCATACCGCTCGCGGATCGCGGCCCAGCCTTCGGCGCGCTGGCTGGCAACATAGGCCTCGCAGGCTTCGCGTTGCGCGTCGAGTGAATTGAATTCCATGTCGAGCCCTTCTTCGCTCGACTTGCGCGTATAGATCGCACAGCGCTGACGCCGGATGGCGATGGTGGCTGACGGTGACATGCTCATCGCTCGTTCCTCCGCGCTTCACCCAGCCCGAAGAAACGGTAGCCGTTCCAGTTGACGCCGGTGATGGTCCGGGCCACCGCCGAGAGCGACTTGAACTTTCGGCCCTGCCAGTCGAAGCCGTCCCGTAGGATGGTGACGGTATGCTCGATCCCATCCCATTCACGGATCAGCCGCGTCCCGACCACCGGATTGCGATCGTCCGCAATGATGGACTTACGGTTGATCCTGCCTTCCGTTTCATCGGCCAGCAGATCCAGCATGCGTCGCGTCTCGCGCGACGGACCACCATAGGTCAGCTCCTGAATGCGGTGCCCGATCCGGAGTTCGAGATAGCCCCTGCTGTTGTTCGGGGCGGCGGTGGCGAACATTGCCTCCCACTTCGATTTCAGCTCGCTGACCGTCATCCGTTTCAGGTCCGCCAGCTGCGCAAGGACGCTTGCGTCGGTTTCGGCACTGTCTCCGGGGCGCGTCGGACGCGGCTCTGTTCGCTTCGCGCTCGTCATCGGGTGTCCCCCGAGCGCGCACGCGGGCGGCGACGGCCATTCTTCATGGCGAGAATGTCGAAGCCGTCAGCGGTTTTCGACGATGTCGTGGTCTGCTGATAAAGAATGCGCCCTATGCCAGAAGCCAGGATGCGCCCCACCTCGGAGAGGCGTTCGTTCGCCGTCATGTTGTCGGGCGGCAAGGGATTGGGACCGGATCGTGAGTGGTGCATGGAGACCGTTCGCGTTGAGTTGTCGATGGGCGAACGGTAGTCGTAAACTCGAAATACGCAATAGAAATCAATATGTTATCGTATATCTGCGAAATCTTTTGAAATGCTGCGCAAGTTCATCCGCACAGATCGGCAAACGAATCGATCGCAAGCGCGAAACGGTGATTCGCTCGCCATTCGTCCTTGATGGCGTCGGCACTGGCGATATCGATGATGCCAACCTCGATCAACTGTACAATGACATCACGCGTGCGTAGGATCGGAAGGTGCCGGTCGGCGAGGTCGGCCTCTTCGAGGGCACGCTTGATGGCTCGCGAATCGTCGATGGCGAGAGTCCAGCCTCTGTGCAGCGCAACGGCAATTGCGGAACGCTCGCCGGAGCCAAGCCGACCACGCTGGCCAAGGCGCAAGAAGAGATCAACTTCGCTGGCATCATCAATGCTCTGTTGGGATAGTTGGCCCGCCGCCAGCGCCGCCTGGAGCCGTTCTTGCTGGTCGACATATGATTCGGCAATCTCCTCAGCGACATGATCCGTCACGAAGAAGGGACACGGATATGCGCCAATGAGATCCATGCGGTTGATGCGCAGGAAATTGATGAGCACGGATGTGTCGGCGATAACGATGCCTGCTTCCACAATGCCCCCTCGGCATCACTCTGCCCGCGTCGCGTCAGCAAACTCGAGGAGTTCAGCACCATCGACGCCGACCTTGCGTGCAAGTTCGAAAAGACGTCCGCGCGAAATCTCACCCTGTCCGTAGGCCTCGATGGCAAGATACATCAGGTCGTCGCGCAATTCCGGCTCGGGTGGCGGCAATCCGTCGCCGTCGTCGAGCAGGTCATTGAATTTGAATAGCCTGATGGCACGCTTGGCGGTTTCCTTCTGCTCCAGAAGGACGGCCGTTTCTGGCTTGTTGATGTGATTGAGGCTTTTCAGCCGCCAGACCATCGCCTCGTAGCTCACACCGAAATGCCGCGCCAACAGGATGACGTCCTGACAGGTTATGGCCTGCGAGCCGGGTCGAGTGCGGATTTCCGCTTCCACGCCCTGGTTGCCAGCAACATCGAAAATGATCCGCTGCGTCTTGCTCGGTCCTCCCTTGTCAAGTTGCCGAAGTGCTTCGGTAACGCCATCGGGCGGCATGAGAAATGCTGCCGCGAAGGCGTTGGCACGCTTCTCTATCAATTCAGAGGCATTCTCGCGCCGCGTCGTCGTAACCGTCATGTCGCGGTCAAACAGGGCATGGGCGTATTCATGAGCGTATGAAAAGCGCCGTCGTGCTGGCCAGTGCAGGGCGTTGACAAGGACGGCGGGGCCGGTGGCAGGGTGATTGATGAAGAGACCGGACAGGCCCTCGGGCAGATCGGTCGCGGCGGTCCAGATTCCCTGCTCGCCGATCAGACCGGCTACATGCGCAATGGGGGCGAACCCCAATCCCAGACGCCGCCGCTCTTCCTGCGCCAAGGATTCTCCCTGTCGAATGGCGTCGCCAGCTGAATAGAGGCGCGTTGCATAATTCGGCACGGCAAGATCATCGGTTCGACCACGCAGCACTTCCCTTAGACTTGCCGCCTCCTGGTATAGATCGAGGATATTTTGCACCTCACGCTCCATTTCTGGAGTGTGCTTGATTTCAGGTAGCGCGCGGTGAAGCACAAGGGAAATGTCTTCTACCTCATTGGCTTGCGAGAGAAAGAAGGCGGGCGATTGTCCGTAGAGCGCTGCCAGCTTGGTCAACTCCAGCGTCGAAACGGCTCTTTCGCCCGACTCGATGAAGGTAATCGCGGTGCGGGGCAGCTTGAGGGCGTCCGCAACACTCTGTTGGCTGAGGCTTCTCCGTTCGCGGGCGTCCCGCAGTCGGCTTGCGAGCAGTGCCGTATCGATCATCGTTCGCACTCCTTCTCTTGGGAAACGAATCCCGGTGGCGATCACCTGGATCGCATCATGAGTCCACCCTACACGGGAAACAACTAATGTAAAGATTTTCCTTGAAAGTTTGATTATCAAACGTATCATAGCGCAATTGACGAATGCAGTGGTTGTACTGAAGGAGGGTCTTGTGCCTCATCTCATGCGTCTGTTGCGAAATGCGCCGGGAGCGGAGTTGCAGGCTTGGCTCCAGCCTTTCCCCATCGAATATCCCGAGCCAGTCGATTGGAGCGCATCCAACGGCGATCTGGCAAAGCCTCTGCGCCGGGCGATCAATGACGCTGAGGAGGCCACTCGCGAGCGGCTCCGCCGGGATGCCGAGCGGATCGACAGAATGACCAGTGAAGTCGGACAGACAGCACTGATGGCCGTCGCAAGATTGGGGCAGTGTGCGACCCTGAAAGAGATCGCCACCAGACAGGGTCGGGCGCTGCGTCTCTTGTGGAGCGATCCGGAACGCTTCCGTTCTGCCGAGGAGGTTTCATTCTTCGAGAACGCACGCAAGAGCAAGACGTGGGACGCCTTCGTGGCTCCTCTCCTGCTGAAGGTCAGCCGAACGACGGAAGCCTGCGAAGCGCTGAAAGCCGAGATCCGGAAGCTGTTTCAGGAGGGTCCGAAGATCAAGATCGAGATTCTCGATCGTAGCCGCGTCGAGCTTGGCGGCACGGTCGACGATCTGATCCATGTCGCTATCTTTCGTGAGACCCTGCCTGATAGTGTGCCGGTGTTTCATGGCGAGGATGAAGTCGAGCCGCTCATCTTTCGGCCTGTCGTGGAGTTGGGCTTCACCTATGAGCCGTCGCGCGGCATCATCGAGGTGGTGGCGCCCAAGAAACAGCAGCGGATGGAGCTCGCCCGGATCTTCGCCCGGACGCTGCTCGGTCACGAGATCAAGGGAGAGAGGCTTCCGCTGCGCTTTTACAATCTTGCCAGGTTCATGCAGGAGCAGGATCTGGATTTCGACCCAGAGGATGGGATCGAGAGTGTTCGTCTCGCCTTCGTCAAGTTCGAGAGCCTCGACGGCCGGACCCTGTTTGCGATCGAGCCCAAGGATGAGGATGACACGATCTACGCTGCCGCGCGCCGGGAATTTGGGGAGCGCAGCCCATTCCGCCCCGGCAACAGGATCGTCGAGGTGGTGATCGCCGTTCGCTTTCGGCCGACGAGAGGCCGGCGCGCAGGTCCCACCATCGGCATCAAGCTGGTTCATCCCAACGGCTGCAACCTCAAGGACAAGAGCGAGAGGGAGCGGTTGCTGGCCGAGAAGTACCTCAAACGATGGGGCATTATCGAGGATCTTTCCGTATTGTGAAACCCTTGCTCACGCGACGTGCACTTCGGTTCCTGTTGCATCTCGCGGAGCGAGAGCCGCCGGTTGTCGCCCATCGCATTCTGACGCAAGAGGCCCGGGATGATGGGCGTGACCTCATCTCCGGCAAGCTTCTCCTTCCCGGCAAACCGCTCAACTCTATCCACATCGAACTTGTCGACGGTTGGACGTCCGCTTCCGTCGATCGCGATGAGGACACCGGCCAGTTGACCTATTTCCACCCCGAAGCCGGTTTTCTCGACGCTGATCCCGACGAACTGCGGACGTGGCTGCTGGATATCGACGCCCTCATCGATGTGCTCGGCAAGTTGTTAGGCATGCCCGCGAGCTTCAAGGCGAAACCACTGGTGCCCGGAGTGCTTTGGGATATGGGCACGCCACGCCTCGGACGCCGCACTGGCATTCCCGTGCTCTTCGGCAGACGGCTCGACGTAGCCGAGGCAAGAGCGGCCGTGCGCGAAGAACTGACGCTCCGATTGGGCAACAAGCCAGCATTGCTGCTCACGTCGACGTGCCTCCTGCCACACGACCTGACGTTTCCCGCCGTCGCCTGCCTCATCTCGGTCGCCACCATCCTTTCCGAATCTGCCGATGTCGCAGAATTCGACGTTGATCGATTGTCCAGACTGGCTGACCGTCCGATCACGGCGCTCGCGCACGCTGAAGCACTGGCGCAATGCAGTCCGGACGGCGCATGGCTGCGCATACATGATCGGGAATATACGTTCCGAGGGAAAAAGAAGCGGCTGATCCGGCTGCTCTATGAGGCTTGGGAGCGCGGCGAATCCTGGATGAGCGAAGTTTCGCTTTTGGCCGAGGCCGAATACGATTCCAAACGGATCGAAGACGTGTTCAAGGATTCCCGTCCCGGCAAGAGTCACGAATGGCGGGAATACATCGACGTTCATGATGGCAAGGTCCGAATGAAGGTTCCGCAGCAAGACTGAAGCCCACCACTCAATCTGTATAGAACGCCGCCCCCTCGCCCGGGCGGTTTTTTTGTTGGGCGGCACCATTCCCCCCGGTTCTCCCCCCTCGCTCCCCCAGCTTTTCCCTCCCGCCCACACGCCATCGTCTCCGCAGGTTTTCGACACGAACCCAAGGAGACGAAAATGACCGTCAGGCATCTGAACCAGATCGAGCTCGCCGCTCGCTGGAACATCAGCCACCGCACGCTTGAGCGTTGGCGGTGGTCCGGGGAAGGTCCCCGTTTCATCAAGATCGGCGGCCGGGTGGTTTACCGGCTGGAAGACATCGAAGAATTCGAGGCGGTCCAGCTCTGCAAGAGCACCGCCGACAAGCCTGCCCTCAAGTCGGCGTGAGGGCGGCGATGACGATCCCCAACCACATCACCCTCGACGCGCTCCGGCAGATGCCGATCGGCGACATCGTGGCCTTGCCCGCCCAGCAGCTGGCGCTCCTCCATGAAGAAGCCGACGCCGCGCTCAAGGCCGCCAAGACCCTCAAGGACTGGCTCGATGGCGCCATCGGGCTCCGCTACGGCGAGCGCGCGTCGCAAGCGCGGATTGCCATGGCGAAGGATACCGGGACGGTCCGTTTTGCCGACGGCGCGGTGACTGTCGTCGCCGATCTGCCCAAGAAGGTCGAGTGGGATCAGGCGAAGCTCGCAGCGCTCGTCGAGACCATCCGCGCCGAGGGCGAGAACCCCACCGACTATGTCGAGATCACGTTCGGCGTCTCCGAGCGCGCCTACGGCGCATGGCCGGAGTCGATCCGCCGCGCCTTCACCCCGGCCCGCACGCTGAAGACCGGCAAGCAGACCTTCCGACTTCTCCGCGACTGAAAGGATTCATTCCATGTTCCCGTTCGGCAAATCCAAGCCCGAAGCCCCTCTGTCCGCGCTCAAAGCGCTGAAGAAGGCGCATTACAGCCTCGCCTCGCTGCCCGAGACGATCCGGATTCCGGCAACGCCGGAGCGCGCCGAGACCGACGCCAAGCCGATCAACGATGCCACGATCGACGACATCGCCTTCGCGCTGCGCGGTCTGGAAGCGGCGTCCAGTGCGCTCATCGACCAGATGTACGCCCTGCGCAAGCTCAGCCAGATCGCGCGCGATGCTGGCGCTCTCGGCGCGCACCGCGCCGTCGAGGCTGCGGCCCGTGCCAGGACGGAGCGCTGACCATGGCGCTCCCCATCATCACCGCGGACCAGCGGCTCGCGGAACCTCGCGGCATCAAGGGCACGATCTTCGGCAAGTCCGGCATCGGGAAGACCAGCCTGCTGTGGACGCTCGATCCCGAGACCACCTTGTTCATGGACCTCGAGGCGGGCGACCTCGCCATCGAAGGATGGCCCGGCGACACGGTGCGTCCGCGCACCTGGCCGGAATGTCGCGACTTCGCAGTGTTTATCGGCGGGCCGAACCCGGCGCTGCGCGACGACCAAGCATACAGCCCCGCGCATTATGCGGCGGTCTCTGAACGCTTCGGCGATCCCGGCGTCATGGATCGCTACCGGACGGTCTTCATCGACTCGATCACGGTTGCCGGCCGTCTGTGCTTCCAGTGGTGCAAGGGCCAGCCCGACGCCTTCTCCGAGAAGACCGGCAAGCCCGACATTCGCGGCGCCTACGGCTTGCACGGTCGCGAGATGATCGCGTGGCTCACCCATCTCCAGCACACACGGGCGAAGAACGTCTGGTTCGTCGGAATCCTCGACGAGAAGCTGGACGACTTCAACCGGCGCATCTTCCAGCCGCAGATCGACGGTTCGAAGACCGGTCTCGAACTGCCCGGCATCGTCGATGAAGTGCTGACGATGGCGGAGATCAAGGACGACGGAGGCACGCCCTATCGCGCCTTCGTCTGCCACACGATCAATCCGTGGGGTTTTCCCGCCAAGGACCGGTCAGGGCGTCTGTCGCCCGTCGAAGAACCGCATCTCGGTCGGTTGATGACGAAAATCTGCGGCCCCGTGAAGCCCGCCGCCGAGCGCCTCGCCTTCAACCGGCCCGACGCCGTGAACCTCACCACTGACATCACTCATCTGGAAAACGCCTGAAGAGGAGCAACCAGTCATGTCTGGATCCTGGAACGACTTCAACGACGCCAAGCAGAACAGCAACATCATCCCGAAGGGCACGCTGGCCAAGGTGCGCCTCACCATTCGCCCGGGCGGCTTCGACGACCCGGCTCAGGGCTGGACCGGAGGCTACGCGACGCGCGGCACGACAGGTTCGGTCTATCTGTCCGGCGAGTTCACCGTGCTCGAAGGGCCCTATGCGCGGCGCAAGATCTTCACGTTGATCGGGCTCTACAGCCCGAAGGGTCCCGATTGGGCCAACATGGGCCGCAGCCTGATCCGCGGCATGCTGAATTCCGCCCGTGGCATTTCCGACAAGGATTCCTCGGCTCAGGCGCAGGCGGCGCGCCGCATCAGCGGTTTCGCCGATCTCGACGGCCTGGAGTTCGTGGCCCGCATCGATGTCGGGGCGGACACCAACGGCGAGGAGAAGAACGAGATCCGCGCCGCCGTCACGCCGGACCACAAGGAATACGCGCCGCTGGCCGGCGCAACGACAAGGGCACCGGCACCGCAGCCGCAACCGGCACAGGCTTCGATGCCGCAGCCGGGCATTCGTCCCTCCTGGGCGCAGTGAGGGCCGCTACCCATGCTGTTGCGACCCCGCCAGAAACTGTTCGTCGAGCGAAGCGTCAGCGCGCTTTCGCAACATGGAAACACGCTCGCCGTGGCCCCGACCGGGGCCGGCAAGACGATCATGCTCTCGGCTGTCGCGGGGCGAATGATCGCCGATCCCGATGCCAAGGCCTGCGTCCTCGCCCATCGCGACGAACTCACCGACCAGAACCGCGACAAGTTCCGCCGTGTCATGCCCGGTCTTTCCACGTCCGTCGTCGATGCGCGCGAGAAGTCCTGGAAAGGACAAGTCACCTTCGCAATGGTTCCGACGCTGGCGCGATCCGGCAATCTCGATGCTATGCCGGCGCTTGATCTTCTGGTGATCGACGAGGCGCACCATGCGGCGGCCGACAGCTATCGCCGGATCATTGACCAGGCGCTGCAGAGCAATCCCGCCTGCCGGATCTATGGGGTCACTGCAACGCCCAACCGGGGCGACAAGCGCGGCCTTCGCGCCGTCTTTTCGAACGTCGCCGACCAGATCCGCATCGGCGAACTGATTGCCTCCGGCCATCTCGTGCCGCCGCGCACCTTCGTCATCGACGTCGGTGTCCAGGATCAGCTCACCAAGGTGCGGCGCACCGCTGACGACTTCGACATGAGCGAAGTCGATGCGATCATGAACCGGACTCCGGTGACCGACGCCGTCATTCGGCAATGGCAGGAAAAGGCCGGAAACCGCCAGACGGTCGTGTTCTGCTCCACCGTCAACCATGCCCGCAATGTGGCCAGCGCATTCAATGGCGCGGGAATTCCTGCGGGGCTCGTCCATGGCGAAATGCCGGATGCCGAGCGCAAATCCGTGCTCGCGGCCTACGCGGCGGGCAGTCTTCGCGTGGTGGTCAACGTCGCGGTTCTGACCGAAGGCTGGGATCATCCCCCCACGAGCTGTGTCGTCCTCCTGAGGCCGAGTTCCTACAAGTCGACGATGATCCAGATGATCGGCCGTGGACTGCGCACGGTCTCGCTGGATGAACATCCCGGTGTTCTGAAGACCGACTGCATCGTCCTCGATTTTGGTACGTCGACGCTGCTTCACGGATCCCTCGAACAGGACGTCGACTTGAACGGCCGGGAATGCACTGGCGAAGCACCGACGAAGGACTGTCCCGAATGCGGCGCCGTCGTGCCGCTTGCCACCACCGAGTGTCCCCTTTGCGGCCACCATTGGGAACGGGATGAGACCGGCGAGGCCACACCGCTCGGCGAATTCGTGATGTCCGAGATTGACCTCCTGAAGCGGTCGAGTTTCCGGTGGTGCGATCTTTTCGGCGATGACGCCGCGCTCATCGCCAGCGGCTTCAATGCCTGGGGCGGGGTCTTTTTTCTCAATGGCCGTTGGTACGGCATTGGCGGCGTCCAGAAGCAGCGGCCCCATCTGCTGGCGGCCGGCGAACGCACGGTTTGTCTCGCTGCAGCCGATGACTGGCTGAACGAACACGAAAGCGACGAGAGCGCGCACAAGACAAGGCGGTGGCTGAACCAGCCGCCGACCGACAAACAGCTCTCGTTTCTCCCGCCCGAGTACCGGCAGGATTTTGGGCTGACGCGCTACCAGGCATCGGCGCTCCTGGCGTTCCGCTTCAACCGCGACGCCATTCGCTCGCTCGTCTTTGGCGCGGCGGACACCGTTCCGGCTGACCTGATCGGGAGGGCAGCGTGATGGAGCGTCCCCATGAACACCTCATCCTCGGACCGTCTGCGCCTCTGGCATCCGCGTGGGACGCTTTGCGCCGTGTGTCGGTGTCCGACCCGTGGCTTTGGCTGGTTCGACCCGGTGCGCCCGGCGGCTTCGCCGCCAAAATCATCGAAGCGGGCGCCTACGCGCCCGAGGCAGCCGCGCCCCTCGGTCTGGTTCTGCTCGATCGCCTGCCAAGGCTTCTGGACGCGCTTGGCGCGGGAGCGCTGGGCCATGGTTGACCTCACCGAACAGGAAAAGGCGGCCATCCGCGCCAGCATGAAGCCGATTGCCGAGATCATGGAGGAGATCGGCTGGCAGACCCGGCTCGCCGAGCTCTCCGAAGCTCAGGTTCGAACCCTGATCGAGGCCGCCGTCGGCGGTTTCCAGGATGCAATGCGTGCCATCGCCCAAGGCTCTGCCGGAACGCGCGAAGATGCGGAGATTCCGTTCTGATGCTGGATTTCAATCACCGCTCTTTGATCGCCGAACGCATCAACGGACTGATCGACGACAGCCTCGATGCCGCGCGCGCCGTAATGCCCCCCCGGTCCTATCTGGGTGGATCACGGCTCGGGCAGCCTTGCGAGCGCGCGTTGCAGTTCGAATTCGCCGGTGCGCCGAAGGATGAAGGCTCCGACTTCGACGGCCAGACGCTGCGGATCTTCGAGATCGGGCATGCGCTTGAAGATCTGGCCATCCGCTGGATCCGTGGCGCGGGCTTCGATCTCTACACCCGCAAGGGTAATCGCGCGGACGGGGAGCAGTTCGGCTTCTCGATCGCCGGTGGCCGCGTTCGCGGTCATGTCGACGGGATCATCGCTGCCGCCCCCGTCCAGCTGGGCTTTGCCGTTCCTGCGCTCTGGGAATGCAAGACCATGAACGCCCGGAACTGGCGAGAGACCGTTGCCAAGGGCGTCGTCATCGCCAAGCCGGTCTATGCGGCGCAGATCGCCCTCTACCAAGCCTACATGGAAGCGAGCGTCTCCGGCATCTGTTCCAATCCGGCGCTGTTCACCGCCATCAACAAGGACACGGCCGAACTGCACCACGAGCTCGTGGCTTTCGATGCCGGTCTTGCCCAACGGATGAGTGATCGCGCCGTTCGGATCCTGCAGGCGACGGACGCGGGCGAACTGCTGCCCCGGATCGCGACCACGAGCGACTTTCATGAATGCCGGATGTGCCCTTGGGGCCAGCGCTGTTGGGGCCCGCCGGCATGAGCGATCACAACGTCGTTTCCCTCGATGCCTGGCGCGACTTCAACGATGCGACGCCGCAGGTCGATCCGTTCGACGTGGAGCCGGATCGTGAGCAGATCGCCGTCTTTCTCGATGTCGTGTTCGGCTATTGCGACGGCTGGGTTCCGCTGCGCGGCTTCATCGACAAGGGCCAGGGGATCGACGGTCGCCCGCACAATGCCTGGATCGAAGCCGACGCAAACCTGCTGGAGAAGGCGATCGCTTTCGCAGGTTGGGCGGCGCGCGAAGGTGCTGCCTTCTATGTGGTGCCGGGAACGGTGGCCGAGAGCGGCAAGGCCAAGTCCGCCGACGTACGCCAGATGCAAACGGTGCTGGTCGATCTCGATGCTGGCGACATCGCGGCCAAACTCGACCACCTGATCCGGCATCTCGGCGAGCCGACACTGATCGTCGAGAGCGGTGGCCGCACGCCGGACGGTCTCGACAAGCTGCATGTCTGGTGGCGCCTGAACGAGCCCGCCGAAGCCGAGGACATCACTCTGCTGTGCCGGTTGCGCGGCGACATCGCGGTCAAGGTTGGTGGCGACACGCATTTTCGTTCGACGCACCAACCGATCCGTCTGGCGGGATCCATCTATCACAAGGGCGGCTTCAAGCGCCTCGTCACCATCCGTCGCCACAACTCGCATGTCGAGGTGGACCTGCGCGATTTCGCGGAACGGGTCGACGCCATGCCGCCTCTCGTCGGCGGCGGATCGGAGCCGGGACCAGCCGCATCGAGGCCGTCGATCACTGATGTCCTGACAACGCCCGTTCGAGGGGGCAGCGAAGATGCATGGACCCGCTTTCAGGGCGCGAGCGCTGCCATCGGCCATTTCATCCGGCTGGCCCATGAAGGGCGCATGAGCCGCGACGAGGCATGGGAGGCGATCTGCCAGTACAATGCCGCCATGCTGCGCCCGAGCTGGCCGCTGGAGCGGCTCGCGGCTGAGGCGCAGCGCCTGTGGCGGCTGCACGAAGAACGGCACGGGCCGCCGCTCGAACGTCTGGCGGTTTCGCCGATGTCGCCACTGCCGACTTTCACGCTCGGAACGCTCCTCGACGACAGGAGCCCGATGCCGGACGACATCATCGGGCCGCGCGTGCTCACGCCGGGTGGAATGCTGGTCCTCGGCGGCGCGCCCAAGGTCGGCAAGAGCGACTTCCTGATCAGCCTGCTGGTGCACATGGCGGCCGGCATCCCGTTCCTCGGCTTCGCGCCGTGCCGCCCGTTGCGGATCTTCTATCTGCAGGCCGAGATCCAGTACCACTATCTGCGCGAGCGGCTTCAGGGCATCCGGCTCGACTCGGCGCTACTCTCTGCCGCCCGCGACAATCTGGTCGCGACCCCGAAGGTCCGAATGCTGCTCGATGCGGGCGGTGTTTCGCGCGCCGTGGCGGCCGCGCGGGCGCATTACGGCCATGGCGCGCCTGACATTCTCTGCATCGATCCGATCCGCAACCTCTTCGATGGCGGCCCGGACGGCGGCGGCGAGAACGACAACACGGCGATGCTGTTCTTCCTGCAGGAACGTGTCGAGGTGTTCAGGGATTCGGTGGCGCCGGACGCCGGCCTGATTCTTTGCCACCACACCCGCAAGATCACCAAAAAGCAGCTCGCTGAGGATCCGTTCATGGCGCTCTCGGGCGCCGGAAGCCTGCGCAGCTTCTATACCTCTGGCATCATCATGCATCGGCCTGACGAAGAACGTCCGGAGCGGATGCTGCATTTCGAGCTGCGCAATGGTCCGGGCATCGAGCCGAAGATCATCGACAAGACAGATGGATGCTGGGTGGAAGTCGACCGTTCGGGCGAGCGGCTGGTGCGCAAATCGCTGGGTGAGCGGCTCGATGCCGAGCGTGTGCGCAAGCACGATGTCATCCTCGGCATTCTTCTCGACGCAGCGCTCGCGGGCCGACTCTACACCATCAACCAGTTCGCGGAGGCGTTCGAAAACCGCGGCGGGCTTGGCGGCAAGGACACGATCCGGGACCGCCTGAACGTGCTCGCCACCAAGGGCTTCGTGAAATTCGTCCGCGACGGTGCGCCCTACGGCTTCGGCCCGTCCCGGTCCCGTTTCGGGTTTCTGTGCGTCGAAGCGATGGCCATTCCGACGGACGGCGAAGCGGTCGATCCCGAAACCGGCGAGGTCTCGCAGGCGACCATCGCGGTCCTGCCGACCCATTACAAATCGCCCCAGACCGGCGCGTTGCTTGAGGTCGAGAACCCGCATGTCTGGGTCTATCCGGAGGACGAACCGTCATGATCGCGCTCGCGTCGCTCATCGCGCAGGCCTGCGCTCCGGCCAGATTGAACCAGATGGGGTGCTGTTCCGAAACTGGTCCGTCACCTCCGCGCCAAACTTCGCTTCACCCCGTCGAGACCAGATTGGGTGCGATGCCCAAACTGCCCCTTCGGAATTGCGCGCGCACCAGATTAGCTGCGCTGCAATCAGATTGGGCGGCGAGTGCAGACCGAAACTCCCGAAACTGGAAATTCCACAATCTCGCCAGTGCCTTGTCCTGGCCAGCAAGTTTAGGGGGGCAAAGCCACCCCTTTCAGGGGTGGGGGAGACCGCCGCAGGCGGGGTCTCCCTTGCCCACCCCAAGGGGCTGCGCGCGCGCGGCGTGCCGACACTCCTCTCAACGACACCCCAAATGAAGGATCGGTCCCCATGAGCATGATTGCGTCACCTGTTCCCGAGCCAGCATGTCTTCCGGCAGCTCTGGCTTCATCAACACGAAGCTCCGCCATCCTGGCGCTCGACCTTGGCACCACCACCGGCTGGGCAAGCCTCATCGGCGGCATCGTCCAAAGCGGCACGGTCTCTTTCCGACCCAGTCGCTATGATGGCGGCGGCATGCGCTATCTGCGCTTCCAGCGCTGGCTCGACACGCTCGTCCACGGCAATGACGGCCTGGCCACCATCTACTTCGAGGAGGTGCGCCGTCATGTCGGCACGGATGCCGCCCATCTGTACGGCGGCTTCCTCGCCACGCTGACCTCATGGTGCGAGCGCGAGCAGGTCGCCTATCAGGGTGTGCCCGTCGGCACCATCAAGCGCTTTGCCACTGGCAAGGGCAACGCCGGCAAGGACGCTGTGCTGACCGCCGTTCGCCTGCGCGGGTTTCGACCGGCCGATGACAACGAAGCCGACGCGATCGCGCTGCTCCTCTGGGCCATCGAGACCAAGGGAGGCGTGCGATGACCGAATGGACACCGAGCCTCGTGGAGGCGCGATTGGCTGAAGCGGCTCTCGTCCTGAAGCGCCTGCCGGAGGTGAAGGTCCAAGGATACTTCAGCACCTGGCCAAAGATGCTGTACGAATTCAGCGATCTCGTCGGTCAGGAGCCGAAGCCGATGCGCGTGTTGCCATCACCCGCCGCGATCAGCCGCATGGAGGAGACACTCGGTTGGACCGTTGGACTGGACCCGATCGACGGCAAGATCATCTGGATGCGCGCCTATGGAGAACGCTGGAAGACGATCTGCTGGACGGTCGGGCTTCAGCGCTCCGCCGCCCACGAGCACTGGCTCTACGCCCTCTGCGTCATTGCCTGGCGTCTCAACCAGCGGCGCGTGCCGAAACTGCGGTCAAGGCGCCATGTGATCGAAATGGTGCGGCAGGCCTGCGATCTCCCCGAACTGGAGCTGGATTGACGTCGCTTTCTCAACGAAGCATTCTTCCACAATGAGGCGGCTGCGTTTGAGGCTCTCCAAGCAATCATTAGGAAAGATCGAGCGGGCCAAGCAGCTGGAGTCGTCGAGATGAGTGAGTTTAAGCGCCCTGCCGGCGTTAGCGATGATCCAGAGGCAAGCTATCGCGCAGGCTACCAGCATGGAGCCTGGGCCGTGTTCGAGCGCGTTCGCACTCACATTCCTGCTGAAGAACAGGTTCGTTTTGAGCAATGGATTGAGGGCGATTTGCAGCAATGGCGACATGACCGCGCGAGAAATCCGGCTCCTCCTATATTCCGACGCGTCTGAGGTGGTGCCGTGGATTGGGTTGCATTACTGGTTCTCGCCTACCTCACTCGCGCCGCAGCGCGAGTCCAAACAGACGTGACCGCCCACCCCGTCGACCAACCTGGATACGTTAGCGCAGGTTTGGGAGATTTCCTGCTGGCAGGCTTCCTTTGGTGGTGGCGTAAGCCACCAGTCAACGTGCTCTTTGAGTTTGCGTGGACCCTCGCGCTTTTGGGGGGAATCTACTGGCTGCTTGGTCTCGCCACGGCACATGTAGGCCTTCGCCTTGGCCTACTTCTGCTAGCGCCGATTCTGCTCCTTGTTCCCGTCTGGCGGTCACGCCGTTAGCGTGGCGCTGGGTTTGCCAAGTGCAATTTCGCCTTCGAAAAAAGCGTCCTTGAGTGACGGCCGAGCGTAGAACCTGCGCGCTGTTTCCTGCACATCGATCGGATTCTGCGCCGTGCCCGAATACACACCCATTTCCGCGGAATGCGGCCCCGATGCCGTCGTTCCATCTGCGGCGCCTCGGTCAATCCGGGAAGAGGCGGGCGCACCGTTCTGCGCGAGTGCTCAAGATCTCGACCATCCTCGGAATGACGGGATGATCGAGCCCTTCGTTGCGAGCCTGATCCGCGACCGTATGAATGGCCGCCGGCAGGGCGCCTGCCAGATCACGGGCAGCAGTGAGGACATCCTGCTTCGGGAGGCGTGTTTCGACCGCAAACTTCTCCCACTGCCGCGGACCGATGTCGTCGATGAGATAGGTGCCGCCGATCTTGTTGGCGAGCTTCAGCTTGTGCGGATCGAAGTCATAGACCAGCGTGCTGGCAACGTCATAAAGAGGCGCGAGGCGGGCCCGTCCACCAGCGCCGATCAGCATGGAGAAGTTCTTGGCGTGCGCGTCCGTGCCACCGATCAGCCAATTGAACATCAGGGCGCGAGCGAAGGTCCACTCGTCATCCTGCGGAACGCCCGAGTGGGCTCGAACGACTTCCAGCAGTTCACCCACCGCAGGGCCACCCTCGTTCTGATATTTCTTCGTCGGTGGCAGCCCGAGCGCCTGGCAGAGATCCTCCTGATGCAGGCGCCGAATGCCGCCTTGGTCACGCAGGCGATCGTAGCGTTCGACGACGATCGCCACCTCGTCATCGAAGCGCATGACGCGCGACCTCGCGGCAGGAAATCCGAGCGCACGCGCCAGCGCCAGGCACAGATGCTCGTTTTCGGCGTGACCATCGAAGGCGTCGATCGGCGGCTTCAGGATATGCGTCGTGGCCATGCGTCCCGAGGGTACCCCCCAACGCGCGCCGTCGAAGAGAAGCGCCGTTTTCGGCTGGGCACCGGCCAGACTGAACTGCCCGGTATCGCGCGCCACGCGCCAGGCCGACTGATCCTTGCGCAGGAGAGCCAGACGTTCGGCAATGTCGCTTGAGGACAGCCATGCCACAAAGCCCTGATCGGCGTCCATGAGCGTTGGCACGCGCTCGGGTGGAACCAACTGGATGGCGCCCGCACAATCCTCGCCGACGGCGCCGAGGAGCGCGAAGGCGTTGCGCGGCGAGACCTGAAAACGCTGCGCCCAACGGGCGAGGATGGCCTCGTTGTCCGGCAGGAGTCCCCAGAGCCAGGGCTCGATCCGTCCATGCTCATGCTCTGCGACCACGAGCGGCATCGAGAGGGAAAGCGGATAGGCATTGCCGCTCGCCCGCCAGTCGTCATCGTAGACGAAGGTGACACGCCCGGCGCGCGTGCGGCGGATTTCGCCCATGACACGGCCATCGGCGAGGACGATGAGCACGTCCGTCATCTGCCATCTCCCTTCAGGGATGAGACGACGGCGTCGATGTCGTGAGGCGGGATATCAACTGGCGCGATGTCGTCATGATTGCCGGCCCTGCGGTCGGAAGCCTCGCCGTCGACGGAAAGCGTGAGGCCGAGCGTTGCCAGCGTGCGCAGCACCATGCCGATCTCGGCGCGGGACTTGCCTTGCTCGACCGCCACGAGCCACTGCCGGCCGACGCCGGCCTTCTCCGCAAGCTCGCCTTGGCTGAGCCCAAGCTTGCGGCGGCGATCGCGAAGGATGAGACCGAGGTCGAGGGGCGTGCGAACATGCATGGCGCGACCTCCATTGTCGTCGAGCGACGACAATATAGCAATGTCGTCGAATGGCGACAAGTGCAAATGTCGCTGATCGACGACTTCTATGCATATCGCCGAACGACGACAGGGGCAACCGCATTGCGGGTAGACACGCAAAGCCCTGCGGAAGATGTCCGGCGGACACTTTTCGCTGAGACGAAAAGCGCCGATGCGGCTAGGTTTCGAGGCATGCTCGCGAGAGGCGCGTCCAAGGCGCCCCGGCTGAAGGGCCCGGGTCCTTCCCGCCCATTATCGTATGCGGGAGGGCGCGGCGCGAAACGTCGCTAGCGCCGGGCCGGATTTTTTGGGAAGCCACCCGGAGTCCAGCGCCTTTATTGGCCGCTCCGAAGTCCCGACAAACACAAGCTTTTTTGCCTCGTGGCCGCCTGCCGTGCCTGGACCCTTCGCGGAGTCCGGCTTGGCATCCGGCATCCAGCGGCCAATCGACGGCAGCACGCCCAGCAATCACCGGACATCATGACCCTCAGCTTCGCCCCCGAAGCGATCGAGACCTGGCCGCTCGACCGCCTGCGCCCCTATGCGCGCAACGCCAAGACCCATGGCTCGGATCAGGTCGCCAGGATCGCAGCCAGCATGGCGGAGTTCGGCTGGACGGTGCCGGTGCTGGTGTCGAGCGATGGCGAGGTCATTGCCGGCCATGGCCGCATCCTTGCGGCTGCGCAGCTCGGCCTCACCGAAGCGCCCGTCATCGTGCTCGATCATCTGACCGACGCGCAGCGTCGCGCTTACCGCATCGCCGACAACAAGCTGACCGAACTCGGGGCCTGGGACGAAGCGCTGCTTTCGGGCGAGTTGCTGGAACTCGTCGCCGATGAATTCGACCTGTCGCTGATTGGCTTCTCCGATGGCGAACTCGATAAGCTGCTCGCGTTCGAGCCTGGAGCCGAAGCATCCGACGGCAATGGTGTCGCCCCTGTCGTGATCCCGGAACCGCCGCGCAATCCGGCATCTCGCCTTGGGGATCTGTGGATGCTGGGCGAACACAGGCTGCTCTGCGGCGACAGCACCAGCCACACCGATGTCCGCCGCCTGATGAATGGCGAGCGGGCCATCCTGTTCGCCACCGACCCGCCCTATCTCGTCGATTACGACGGCTCGAACCATCCGACCCGCAACAAGGACTGGTCGCCATCCTACGGCGTGACCTGGGATGACAGCAGCCAGGGAGCGGAACTCTATGACGGGTTTATCGCGGCGGCCGTTGCCGAGGCGATCACCGAGGACGCCGCCTGGTATTGCTGGCACGCCTCCCGCCGCCAGGCGATGCTGGAGGCCTGCTGGGAGAAGGCTGGGGCCTTCGTCCATCAGCAGATCATCTGGGTGAAGGACCGCGGGGTTCTGACCCGATCGCATTACCTCTGGAAGCACGAGCCCTGCTTCATGGGCTGGCGCCGCCCGAACCGGCCGCCGAAAGTGGCCGAGGAAACGCTGCCATCGACATGGGCACTGCCCAGCTTCGCCAAGGACGACCGGCCCGATCACCCGACACCAAAGCCGCTCGACGCGTTCGGGATCCCGATGCGCCAGCATGTGGCGCGCGGTGGGCTTTGCTACGAGCCGTTCTCCGGCTCGGGATCGCAGATCATGGCTGGCGAAGCCAATGGCCGTCGTGTCTTCGCGATGGAGATCAGCCCGGCCTATGTCGATGTCGCCATCGAACGCTGGCAGGCCGAAACCGGACGCGAGGCGATCCTCGACGGCGCCGGACGGACCTTCCCGCAAGTGAGAACCGAGCGGCTGGGCGAGACCGCGCATGATAAGGACCCGGCCGCATGAAGCAGTCGCGCGCCATGTCGCTGGTCGAAGCCGTGGCCAACGTGATCATCGGCTATGGGCTTGCAGTCGTCACGCAGATGCTCGTCTTTTCCCTGTTCGGGCTCCACACGACACTGGCCGAGAACCTGACGATCGGCGCGATCTTCACCGTCGTGTCGATCGGCAGATCCTACTGCTTGCGAAGGGTCTTTCAGAGAATTAGCTGAACTCGTCGTGTAGCGGCCCTTAACCATGCGTGCCAAAATTAACCCTTTCCTTACCATATCGAAGTAAGATATGTTCCTGTTATGTTCATGGTAAATCGAATGGCTAGCGCGACCGCAATCGAATGGACTGACGCAACTTGGAACCCTGTGACGGGTTGCACCAAGATCAGTGCCGGCTGCGACAATTGCTATGCGGAGAGATTTTCGGAACGCTTTCGCGGAGTGCCCGGCCATCCATTCGAGAGCGGATTCGATCTCACGTTACGTCCCGAGCGGCTCGAACAGCCACTCAAATGGCGCCAACCGAAAATGATCTTCGTTAACTCAATGAGCGACTTGTTTCACAAGGATGTGCCATCGCATTTCGTGGACAGGGTTTTCGGTACGATGGAAAGAGCCAATTGGCACACTTTTCAAATACTGACGAAACGCAGCTCGCTTCTTCGCGACTATATCAACCAGCGTTATTGTGATTCTCCGGCACCCGCTCACGTTTGGCTTGGAACATCCGTCGAAGACGGAGCAAGGAAATCAAGAATTCGCCATCTGCAAGAAGCAAATGCATCGATCCGCTTCCTTTCAATTGAACCTCTGATCGGCCCTATGGGCGATCTAGATCTCGCCAAAATCGACTGGGTTATCGTTGGGGGAGAAAGTGGGCCGAACGCCCGCCCAATGCATCCTGATTGGGTCCGCGATGTTCGAGATCAATGCGTTGATGCTGGCGTTTCGTTTTTCTTCAAGCAATGGGGTGGATTTCGTCCGAAATCTGGTGGTCGAGCTCTCGACGGCTTCGAATGGAATCAGACACCATTGAGGCAAGCGAATCACGGGATGGTCCCTGTCGCGGCTGAATGATCAGCTCGGTGATAAGCGATGGATGCACCCTATAGTGGCCGGGAACAAACACTCGCCAAACATTTCATACTGAGGCGATACCTACAAACGCTAGCCTTTAAACTGCTTGGCGGCGGGCTGCCGGTATTGACATATGTTGACGGTTTTTCTGGTCCGTGGGAATCAAAGGCTGCGGACTATTCTGATACGTCATTCATGATAGCAATCGGAGTATTGAAAGATGCGCACCAGCGCTTCCGTGAAAAGGGAACACCAAAAGAAATAAGATGTTTCTTTGTTGAAGAGAACGCTGCAGCTTATCGGCAATTAGAAGCCGCTGTTATGGCTCACCACGATCCCGCCAATGACTTTCATGTTGTAACATTCTGTGGGAAATTCGAGGATGCGGTTCCGCAAATTATGCGATTTGTTGGAAGATCATTTGCATTGACCTTCATAGACCCAACCGGCTGGACAGGATATCCTTATAACAAAATTGCGCCAATACTGAAGCATCAACCGGGCGAGATACTTGTAAATTTCATGTATGACTACGTGAATAGGTTCATTGGCAGTAATGATCCAAAAATAATTGCGACGTTTGATCCAATACTCGGTGGGCCTAACTGGAAGGATAGGCTTGACACAAATCTGCCTCGTGGCCGGGCGGTTGAGAAGCTCTTTCGAGAAGAACTAAAGAAAATTGGTTGCTTCAAGTATGTTCTCTCGACTTGCATAGAGAAATCGACGGCGGACCGTCCTCATTTTGCAATCGCCTATGGCACTCGCAGTCCTGAAGGGCTCAAGGCTTTCCGGCAGGTTGAATACGACGCATTGAAGGATCACGGGAAGCGACGAGTCGAGGCAAAACAGGAACGGCAAGAAGCGCGTACAGGTCAATGCAGTCTATTTGGTGCGAACGATCTCCCCGTATCGAACTCTATTGACGAAATAGTGACAACCAATCGGGCAGACGCACTGTCGTGGGCAAAGAAATTTGTTCAGGCGGAAGTTAAGTCGGTGAAATTTTCTAAGCTATGTGCTTGTTTGCTAGAAAGATTCATGCTGCGTGAGACCGACATCAAAGACCTGTGTGTTGAAATGGCAAAGGGTGGCCTCATCAAGGCGCCTTGGTGGGATGATGTTCCGAAGAAGCAAAAACCCCATGACCATCACCTCATTGAGTTGGTCCGTGTAGCAACTTCACCGAAGTAATCCTGCAAAATACGAGCGGCGCCGTCGAGGCTTGACCTCGACGGCCGCGCACTGTTCAAGTCAGACGATCCTGTAGACCCGCCCGCGCCCCTCGACTTTCTCGGACGTCACTTCGAGCCCGAACTTCTTCTTTAGCGCCCCTGCCATCGCGCCACGCACCGTATGGGCCTGCCAGCCGGTGGCGGCGGTGATTTCCTCGATGGTTGCGCCGTCCGGCGCGCGCAGCATGGCGATCAGCGAGGCCTGCTTAGTCCCGGCGCGTGGCGTGCGCGTCGAAGATGCGCGCTCGGGAGCAGCGTCCGGTGTGGGATCCTCCGGCGGCGCTTCTGTCGCGCTCGGGCGCGCAGTGTCGGCATCATCCGGCTCGATGCCGATGGCGGCAAGACCCGCGTCGGTGGCGACCAGCGTCGTGCCGTGGCCGTCGCCGGTTTCGCGCCAGACCGGTTCGCCCCGTCGTGCGTTGACTTCGACCTCCTGCAGCAGGCCCTTCGCGATCATCGTGCTGACGACCTTGGCAGCTGCCCCGCCCCGCAGGCTGTCGGGCAGCGGCAGGGCGATGCGTTCGGGTCGCTGCGCAGCAGCGCTCAGGATGATGGCTTGGGTGTCGGAAAGCTGGGTCATTTCAAACCTCCGGTTCGAGAGCGGCGCGACCATCGCGGCGCTTCTACGAGGCCAAACCCCGCAATCGCGGGGCTGGCGCGGAGGTCGGTCGAATCATTCGGCGTGTTCGCCCTCGCGGAAGGCGCTGTCGGTGATGCGCTTCAGCAGTTCCGCGTAGTGGGCGAGCGTCCCGACATGGCCCCAATGCACCTCGTCGGGATGGACCTCGAAATGCTCGTCGCTGAGGGCGGCAAGCCGGGCCAGCATGGCGTCGATCTCGACCTTGCGGGCGATGAAGGCGTCGAGGGCCTGTGCGTTCTTGGTTCGGCTGGTCATCCGGGATCTCCTTGGTTCGTGACCCCATACAGGCTCTGTCGGGCGCGCTTATCAAGGAAATAAGTGCATCATTTCATTATGTTTTCGGAGCTGGCATGCAGGGCATGAGCGAGCGCCAGTACGCGTCCCATGTCGGCTTGTCGCGGGGTGCGATCCAGAAGGCGAAGACGTCGGGACGGCTCGTCCTTCATGCTGACGGTTCGATCGATGCGCGGGCAAGCGATGCGCGCCGCGCGTCCATGACCGACCCCTCGAAGCAGCGCCGGGAAGTCAGCGAGGCAAAGCTGAAGCCCGTCCCCGATGCGGCCTTGTCCGCAGTCGGCGACACGCTTCGTGAAAGCGGCATCGCACCGGCCCCGGCCGGCGGCGGAACCACGTTCCTCCAGGCCAAGACCGCCAACGAGGTGCTGAAGGCTCAGGAACGGCGTCTGCGTCTGCAGCGCATGAAGGGCGAACTGGTCGATCGAGCCCGCGCCACCGCGCTGGTGTTCCGCTTGGCGCGGGAAGAACGCGACGCCTGGATCACCTGGCCGGTGCGTGTCGCCGCCCTGATGGCTGCGGAGTTGGGTGTCGACGCCCATTCGATGCAGAAGACGTTGGAGACCCATGTCCGTGCCCACCTCGCAGACATGGCCGAGGTCGCGCCCGATTTCAGATGAGATCTTCGCCTTCGAGGGTGCCGATGGGCTTTGGGAGAATTGGCGCGCCGGGCTGACGCCTGATCCAGCGCTTCAGGTGTCGGAATGGGCCGATCGCCACCGGTTTCTCAGCCCACGCGCATCCGCCGAACCGGGTCGCTATCGCACCGACCGCACGCCCTACATGCGCGCCATCATGGATGCGCTGTCGCCGTCTGATCCGCGCCGGCGCATCGTCTTCATGAAGGCTGCGCAGGTCGGCGCGACCGAGGCCGGCAACAACTGGATCGGCTATGTGATCCACCATGCGCCGGGGCCGATGCTGTCGGTCCAGCCGACGGTCGAACTCGCCAAGCGCTTTTCGCGTCAGCGCATCGATCCGCTGATCGCCGAGAGCCCGGCCTTGCGCGAGCGGGTGAAGCCGCAGCGCTCACGCGACGCCGGCAACACCATGCTGTCGAAGGAATTCCCGGCGGGGCTTCTGGTCATCACCGGCGCCAACAGCGCGGTGGGCTTACGCTCGATGCCGGCGCGCTATCTGTTTCTCGACGAGGTCGACGCCTATCCGCCGTCAGCCGACGAGGAAGGCGATCCGGTGGCGCTTGCGGAAGCTCGCACCCGCACCTTCTCCTGGCGTTCGAAGGTCTTTCTGGCGTCGACGCCGACCATCCATGGCGTGTCGCGCATCGAGCGGGAATATCTCGCCTCCGATCAGCGACGCTTCTTTGTTCCGTGCCCCCATTGCGGTCACGCGCAATTCCTTCGCTTCGAACGGCTTCGTTGGGACAACGCTGCGCCGGAAACGGCGCGCTATTCCTGCGAAGCGTGCGACGGCGACATCGCCGAGCACCACAAGACGGCGATGATGCAGGCAGGCGAATGGCGTGCGACCGCGACTGCCGCCGATCCCGGCACCATCGGCTTTCACCTGTCGGCACTCTATTCGCCGGTCGGCTGGCTCTCCTGGGTCGACATCGCCCGGATGTGGGACGCCGCACAGGCGACCGACGAGGCCAAGCGCAGTTTCAAGAACGGCGTCCTCGGCGAAACCTGGGTCGAGACCGGTGAAGCGCCGGACTGGCAGCGGCTCTACGAGCGGCGTGAACAATGGCGCTTTGGCACGGTGCCGGGCGGCGGGTTGTTTCTGACCGCCGGCGCTGACGTCCAGAAGGATCGCATCGAGGTTTCCATCTGGGCCTGGGGTCGAGGCCTCACCAGTTGGCTCATCGAGCACATCGTCATCGACGGTGGGCCGGAGAACGAGGCGAGTTGGGCCGAACTGACGCGGATCCTCGGTGAAACCTGGCCTCACGCCCATGGCACACGGCTCGGTCTGGCCAAGCTCGCCATCGACACCGGCTATGAGGCGCCCGCCGTCTATGCCTGGGCGCGCAGCGCCGGCTTTGCCCAGGTCGCACCGATCAAGGGCGTCGAGGGCTTCAATCGCGCAGCACCCGTGATCGGCCCCAGTTTTGTCGATGCCACGGAGGGCGGGCGCAAGATCCGTCGCGGCGCCCGGCTCTGGACCATCGCCGTCTCGACCTTCAAGGCAGAAACCTATCGCTTTCTGCGCCTGTCGCTTCCGACCGACGAGGAGCAGGACGAAGGCGCGGCTGACAGGCCCGGCTTCATCCATCTCTCCACCGGAACCGATGCGGAGTGGGTGAAGCAACTGGTCGCCGAGCAGTTGGTGACAGTCAAGAACCGGCGCGGCTTCCAGAAGCTCGAATGGCAGAAGCTGCGCGAGCGCAACGAGGCGCTCGATTGCCGGGTCTATGCGCGGGCCGCGGCCTGGATCGTCGGTGCCGATCGCTGGTCGGACGAAAAGTGGCGCGATCTCGAAGACCAGGTCGGGCCGAAGCCCGATCCAAGCACCGTTCTGTCCGAGGTCGACACCACCGCCGGGCGGATTTTCCGCCAACCGCCGTCAGGAGCCAAGCGCTCATCCGGATGGTTCAACGGACGCTCCCAGAACTGGCTGAAATAGGAGCAATTCCATGGCCTGGACGGAAGCAGAACTGGTGGCGCTGCGCCGTGCCTATTCCTCTGGCACGCTGCGCGTCAGCTATGACGGGCGCACCGTGGAATATGGCTCGGCAGACGATCTCCTGAAGCGCATTCGCACCATCGAGGGCGAAATCTCAGCAGCTTCCGGCGTTCCGCGTCCCGTCGCGGGCCTTGCCGGCTTCGGGCGGGGCGACCGGTGAGCGGCATCACCTTCATCGATCGTGCGGTGGCTTGGCTTGATCCGCAGGCCGGGGTCAAGCGGGCGCTCGCCCGGCGTTCATTCGAGACGCTGGTCGGCACTCGGGGCTATGACGGCGCGGCGCGGGGTCGCCGGACCGATGGCTGGAAGGCCAACGGAACGTCGGCCGACGCAGAGATTGCCACAGCCGGCGCATTGCTGCGTGACCGGATGCGCGATCTCACCCGCAACAACCCGCATGCCGCCAAGGCGGTCTCGGTCCTGGTCAACAACATTGTCGGCGCCGGCATCATTCCGCGCGCCGCCACCGGCGACGATAAGCTCGATGGCGCGGTCAACCGGCTCTGGGAGGCGTGGACGCGCCAATGTGACGCCGACGGCCAGTTGGATCTCTTCGGTCTGCAGACGCTGGCCTGCCGCCAGATGATCGAAGCCGGCGAGGTGCTGGTCCGTCGCCGCCCACGTCGTCCCGGTGATGGTCTCGCCGTGCCGCTGCAGATCCAGGTGTGTGAGGCCGATCTCCTCGACGGTACCCGCAACGGCGATCTCATCGATGGTGGGCGCGTCGTTCAGGGTGTCGAATTCGATGCGATTGGTCGACGGCGGGCCTACTGGCTCCACGCCCAGCATCCGGGCGACGCGGTGTTTTCGGCACGCCGGCGGATCGACAGCGCTGCCATTCCGGCGACTGAAGTCCTGCATCTCTACGAGAAGCAACGGACGCAGGTTCGCGGTGTCCCATGGGGCACCCCGGTCATGCGGGCGTTGCGCGACCTCGACGACTGGACGCAGGCCGAACTGGTTCGCAAGAAGACCGAAGCCTGCGTCGTCGGCATCGTGCTCGGCGCCGACGAGGCCGAGCAGGGAATCGCCCCCTCCGTCGTCGACGCCGACGGCAATCGCGTCGAGCAGTTCGAGCCGGGGCTGATCGCCTATGCCCGCGGCGGCAAGGACATCAAGTTCAATCAGCCGGCGACAACGGCGGGCATCGCGGAATGGCTGCGCACCCAGCTCCACATTGTCGCCGCCGGCTTCCGGATGCCCTATGAACTGCTGACCGGCGACCTCAGTCAGGTCAACTATTCCTCGATCCGCGCCGGCCTTGTCGAATTCCGTCGCCTGATCGACGCCGTCCAATGGCAGATCTTCATTCCCGTCCTCTGCCAGCCGATCTGGAACTGGTTCTGCGAAGCTGCATGGGTGGCGGGCAAGCTGCCCCGACCGGACATTGCCGTCGAATGGTCGCCGCCGCGCTTCGAGGCCGTCGATCCCTTGAAGGACGCGATGGCCGATCTTCTCGCCATGCGCTCCGGCACCATGACGCTGGCGCAGGCGATTTCCCGTCAGGGACATAACCCCGACGCTGTGTTGGCCGAGATCGCCGCCATGAACGTCCGGCTCGACGCTCTCGGCATCATCCTCGACAGCGATCCGCGCCGCGTGACCAAGACCGGCGTCATGCAGGCGGGTGATCCGACGGCCAATACCCTCAATTCGTGAGACTTTTCATGAACCGACAGATCGACCTGCCGTCCTTCAAGCG